TTGATACTTGCCCCGAAGTATTACCCATATATAGTGTTGGTGAATATCCTTTTTCTTGGCGACAGATCATCGCAGTTGGATATAAACTTGTCCATCTTGTCCATGAATCATTTGCATAGTTATAATTATAGAGATAACTGTTTACGCTCAAATCTTTGGGAACTGCAAGCATATAGGTGTCTTTGGTTGGATCGATTGCGGCTTGTGGCATCATATTTGCAAATCCACTGTAATAATCCAAAGGATCCCGGTAATTGGTGAATGTTTTAGCCTCATCTCTTATCTTCCCCGATAAAAGAGTTGTCTGTAATCCTTTCTGCATATACACACCTAAGCCGGAATAAAATATAAAACTATCTTCTTTAGGAAGGTATGCTATTGAATGGGATCCTCCACCAAAAGTTATTCCATTAATTGTCGTAGTATCTTTAATCCCGGCGCCATCATCAGTATCATAAGTCGCATTATAGAAGTGAAGCGCATCGGGCCGTTCAGTTCCAATAATAAGATATCCACCTGACTTGGCTAATCCAATAATCGTTCCAGGGACATCAAAAGTATTAAGAAGTGGGAAGTTTTCAGGTTTGAATCTCTTGGAATAATTCACAGTAGATCGTTGTCCGGCTTCTTTGATTATCTCAAAATATATATCATGGCCAGGATCGTTTTTCCCTGTTGCCGTAGTTAAAATCCATCTTGGTCGTACTTCTGCCGATGCGCCATCTGCATGGAATGTATGCCCGGTAGATGTTTCAGAAGAAATCATAATGCCATAATTATTGCCCAAACCAGGAATCCAAGTTTGTGCTATGGCGGTCACTTCAAAAGTTAGCCACCCTTCCGCAGTTGAAGCATTAGCATTTGATACAGCATTAGTAACCGTATAATCTGTTTCAGGACTACCACAACCATCTATGCTCCAAGGCGCAACAGTCTTATCCCAAGGATATAATCCACCCGATAATTTTTTATATAATTTAACTTCTCCAGCCGTGTTACTTGTCTTATATATTTGAAATTTAATATTATCCCAATTTGATGCTTCGGTAGAAATACCGCCATATTCAAGATAAAAATGTGCCGTAGTCTTTCTTAGATTTCCAGAAAATACTCCCGTATATACTTTTGTGTTTAAAAAGATTGGATCAAGCGAAAAATATTCAGTCGCAGGATTTGCTTGATCTATATATGCTCCTGTTGTAAACCCAAAGTTATCATTTGGAAAACTACCATCAACTTTGCATAGTGGCGCAACTTCAATCGTGGTTAATCCAACATTCCAGTTTGAATCAAATCCCGTAGGATTATACGTCCAAGATGTACTGCCGGTTACCGCCGAACCCCCAGCTAACTGAAAATATCCAGCAGAAGCATTTTCTCTCTCGATTGTAAAATAATATGTCTGACCAACAGTTAATGGTACGGGGCCAAAGTTAAAATCCGTTAAAACAGTCCCAGAAGCTTCCGGCAAAGAAGCTACGGGATATGTAATACTTGAAAGATATGAACTAGACGAAAGCGAATCTTTTATTTTTAAAATAATATTTCCACCAACTTTTGTAGTAGTAAGTTGATAAATTTCCAATCTCAAAACATTCATTTGGTTTGTAGTTGCTTCAAAACTTTGAGCCACTCCATATGCCATCCCCGTATTCCAATATTCTCCAGTAGGAGTATTTGAAATAGCAACGCTTATTTCCTTGCTCGTATAAGCGGTTACAAGATGTCCTTCATATTCGAGAATGTGTCTTGAGTTTGCAATATCGTTACTTCTTACACAAAGTGTTGACGATCCCGTTGTTCCAAGATATTTGGTTGAAAATGTAGCAGTCGTCCCTTCAAGCGTTACAACCTCAACCCATTGGCTATCATCTGCTGTTGTGGCGGATTTGACATATTGGCCGGCAGTTATCGCGCTTATAGCCGTTGAATCGCCTGTGGCAGTCAAAGAACCATTTGTAAACCATACAGTACCACCAGTTAATGTTTCATTATCCTGATTCTGCATATTGAACAGTTTGGTTTGACCCGAAAAGAATTTCTTATTAGAATCTAATCCGTTACACAAATAAAAGCGATCAATATTTGGAAGTGAATATAGCGCACCTTCCCACGGCCCATCATAAAATCCTGTTTCGAGTGTTGTCCAGGTTGTTCCTGACGATCTATAAATAGTATTTTTATCAGCCATGAGAATAAGATTATCTCCACCACTTGTCGTATAATCAAACAATCCTCTGACTGAATATCCGGTAGCATTTGCATAATTGGTTTTATCTGGCCTTACAGAGATAACAGAATATTTAGGACTTTCTTCATCCTTTGAGTCAAGAACATAATTATCACAAGTATACAAACTCGTTACATCCATAAGATGAGTTTGATTTATTCTATCAATACCACCCCATCCAATGCGGACATCATCGAATGCACCCGGCGCAAGAAATACATTCGCCAGAATTACAATCAAAACGCCAAGTAGTGTCAAACCTTGCATAATTTTATTTTCTTACCCCTTTATTAAAAATAGTAATATAGAATCTCCACCGCTTCGTTGGATACTGCCGATCTAAAATACCAACTCGTATTTTTTGCAATCTTTATATAATTTTGAGATTGATAAATAGTATTAGCCGGAATGGTAATGTACTCTACCTCTGTTGAAGATCCGGTCAAATATCGCCTTACCTCTTCTGACGCGTGAAGGCTGTAAAGGACAACGTCGCCAGCCGTAAAAGTTACGGGATACACCGTTTCCGCAGTAGTCAATGTCGTCCTCACAATCGTTGACTTGGAAGGCGGCGTAGCATTAAAATTAAATCCATAAGATATCCCCGCTATCATTAACACGAAACACAAAACTAAAAATCTTTTCATCATATTTTCCCCCTTATTCTTGAATTTTGAACGAAATCATTCTGCCTGTTTTCTTGTACATTCCCTCCCTTTGTCGAGAATCAGTTTTTCTTGAATATTTACTTTGTAACATCTCAAGCGATTCTTTTGCCGCCGCAGCCCAAATTACGGATAAAGGATCTTTGCCATAATAAATAGTTAATACCTGTGCCGCGATTAAATCCAAAAAGTCCTCACTTATAATTGGGATATCATAAAGATTGAGAAGTTTTGGTACAGCCTTATATCCTTTGACAATATAATCTTTGACTGTGGATGGTCTGCGATAGAAAGTTATTTGTGGCGCCTGTTTGAGAATATAAAAAGAATCACCCGCAGTTTGATCTGCAATCGCTTCTTCAAGCGTTAATGTATGGGTTGATCCCACATAATCAATTATTTTGGAAGTCTTTCCTCTTGTAATATTTATCAAAGTCCAGCCGTTATAATAATCATCCTCACTTGATTTGAGTGTTGATTTAATAACAGTTGTGGTAGTAGTTAAAGCATCCGCGGCATAATTTGTTGTGCCAAATGGTTCACGAATTATTTTATTTCCAATCAAAGCATACTTTTCAACTTGTCCCGTTATTTGCAATGATGGATCTTGATGATCTATCCAATCCCATGATTCTTCCCCTATTTCCCAATAGTTACGGGAAGGATCAAATACCCCTTTAATCCAACCTGTTGCGCCTATCTCTTCCGGTAAATCATAAGAGTTCTCAAAAATATTATAAGAAAGACCTGCTCCACCGGTTCCGTTATAAACTCGATCGATAACAAGCGTATTTACTGCCGAAACATCAACAACCGTATAATATATTCGTTCCCCATCAATCGAAATCTTTCTGCCGATCATCTTATAAGTCCATGCGGTAGTAGCACTTCCTGTTACTGTCGCGCTTCCACTTGTAGCTGTAACCGTTCCAACCGCATAATCATCAACTGTTCTTACGCAATGATCGGGAAGTTTCAACTCATTAATCGGAAACGTAATAGCAATATTGCTCGCCGACACGTTGATAAGATTTTTAACAAGTGTTGTATGGGCTTCACTTAGCGGCACACCCGGAGCAATTAAGTCGGCAATATAATCAATTATCGCGCCAAAATTCCATTGCATTATTCTTCCCCTTTATCTGCCTTCTGTTTTCCTGATTCTTCAAATGCTTTATCAAATGCTTGTTTTGGTGTCTTTTTTGTTGAAGTTTTATCGATTTCAGTTTTAGCAACTTCAAGAGTAAGCGTAACTTTTGGAGACTCTTTTTTTGCTTTCTTTTCATCTGCAACAGTTGGGCCACAACACATATCATAAGTTTCAAGAGATTTGATTGTTCCTATTTGAGTAATAGAAATAGAATCTCCAAGCGATAATCCAGTAGCATTTGCTTTATCTATATCAATTCTTGATGTTTTCATTTCTTACCCTTCCCTTTCTTTTTAGGTTTTGATATTTCTTTTGTGGGTTCAACTTTTGTTTCTACTTGTGAAAGGGGTTTAACCTCTTCTTTCACATTCCAATCGTTATGCTGTTGTTTTAATTCGTTTTCTTTTAACATTTTTTCTTTTGCTATAAGTCTTTCTTCTCTCGCAATTTTTGATTCATCGGTTGGATATACCGGAGGGACAAAAGGAACATCCGATGCCGTATGAATATCTTTGGGATCAATCCAAGCCTTTCTCGTTCTTCCGTGTTGAATTATGTACATTAACTCTCTCATTTTTTCATCTCCTTTAAGAAACAGGGGCAAGGAATGACCCTGCCCCTATAAATCTATTTACGCACCACCGGCTATAATCTCTCGCCCCAGCAAATACACATTTGGAGTCGTTGTACTTGCAGTTTCCAATGACACCGCAAAATCATCTGCGGTAACGGTTGTCGCTGTGCTTGGAGTACAAGCAGAGTCATACAATCCGATCATATCAAGAGCGACATATGATCCAGTGTCCATAACAACATCATCAACTGCGCCCTTCAAGACAAACCACTGATACCCTGCGCTGGTATTTGTTTCCGTAGCAACCACAACATATCCGATGCAATCTTTTGCACCGAGTGTTATAGCTTCTGCGGTAGGGATACCACTTGCATTAAGCGTGGAATGCCAATAAGGGGTGTTAATGGTTCGAGCAGCTGCGCTATATAAATATATATACGTTTTGCCCTCTTGTTTCTTCTTCATCCCACACTGTAAAGCTTGTGAAGATACTATTGTCTGATCCAATTAACCCACCTCCTTATTATTAACTTGGCGTAATTTCTCTGCCTAAGAGATATACGTCTTGAGTTGTTCCTGCTCCTGCGTTTGCATAGCAGATAGCAAAATCGTCTGCCGTGATCGTTGTCGCTCCACCTGCGGCAACGGCTGACGATGCTAACTTCAATGTCTGTAACGATACTGAAGTTATGTTTGGAGTTATCATGTCATTGACAACACCTTTAAATTGAAACCATGAATACCCGGCAGCTGTTAGCGTTTCTGTGGCTACTACAACCTTACAGATCACGCCTGACGCTTGTAACGCTGATTGCGTTGGTCTACCGCTTGTGTCACAAGTAAACCAGGTATATGGAGTATTCTTTGTGCAAGCTGACGCGACTTTAAGATAGACATATTCTTTCCCTTCCATCTTCTTTGTCATGCCGCATTGCAAATCTTGTGTTGAAACTATTGTTGCATCCATTTCATCTCATCTCCTTTTTTTTTATCTTCCGATTACAAACCATGTTCCGCCGCGTGCAGTGGTATCTGCTGATTTTAATTGCAGAGTTCCTCTTTGCGCAGTTGCAAATACTTCTGACGATCCATCAGCCGCAAAAGCTTCTCCGGTATTAACATTTACTCCAAAGGCCCTAATAGTTGTTAAACCAGATGTAATACTTCCTGTTTCAGCTGTGATCCCTGTAAAAGTTCCCCACGTCATATAATTTATCCCTAACATGGTTTTACCTGAAATGGCTGAACTAAAAGCTCCAAATACGCATGACGATACGACTGCTAAGCCAAAACAAAAAACCAATAAAATCACAAAGAGTTTTTTCATTTTTTTACTCCTTATGCCGATCCGCCTGATTTTACCCACTGTTTCCTTCTGTTGTTGGTAGCAATGTTTGCCATCAATGTCATAGGGGCGACAGTTGCAAGTTGGTCAGATGGGGTTACTGCTGGAAGTATCACGAAGTTGCTTTCTTTATCGACAGCGAACTTAATGAACTCCGTATTCAACCCATAGATATATCCCGTAGAATCCAACTGTGGATCTTCCATTACAGTTGCACCTTTATAGGTGAAATTCTCGATACCCAAGTCGAACATCGATTTGTTCTGTTTACCACTCACGGCAAACTGCAAATGTAGAACGTGTTCAGCTTCGAAGGCATCGTAGAGAGTTCCATCACAAAGGATTAAATCAGTCGCGGAGAAAATATCCGAACGAGAAGCGACTCTTCGTAGAGGTCTGATTAAGTCAAGACCATTGGCAGCAAATGAATAAGCAGTTGCTTCTGTTCCATTCTTCCACCAAGCGCTTGTTCCTGTTGGGGTTATTCCGCCGTAAGCTGAAGTAGCTGCGACTTCAACTGCCAAGGCTAGTCCTTCAATCTCTAAATCGCCGACATCTGATCCATCGCCAAGTATGAGTTGTCGGGATACTTCTTCGCGGAATGACATCTCAAGTTGCTGACGTTTGGCATCAATCAAATTGAACATGGCGGCTTTGCCACTGTTCTGTCTGCGTTCTTTCCTGGATATTACAAGAGTTCCATTGACTGTTTTCCAATCAAAAAACGCTGCTGTAATTCCTTCCTGTGGAAGAGTATCCAACAGATCATAAGCTCCTTGAGCTTTAACTGTTGAGTTTTTTCCGTACATCAAATCGGCCTTAATTCTTAACCCACCATCGAGTAACAATATCCTGCCTTTTGATTCCATATAGGCAAGCATTGGATTACCCTTGATGATGTTGTCGCGCATAGTCCCCATACTCGCTTCGAGTGTTGAGGTCGTTATCGCATCCCATGATCTTGTTTCACTTGTTGCTGGCATTTTTAACTCATCTCCTTATTTATTCTTTGAAATGCTGTGAGTAGGACGATTCAAAAGCTTGTTGAGCTGTTTGTTTTGTTGGCTTTCCTCCACCGGGTTGACTTTCAAGATTCTTTTTCTCGTTGAGTTTTTTCAACGCATCGAGTTTTTCCTGTGTTTTTGTATCAACCAACCCAACTATTTTGGAGTGTTGCTTACTGGCCATTTGATCTATTGCGGCCCACATTTGGCTATCAGTCATATTCATAAACGCTCCCTTAAGCCCAAGTTCTCGAATCGCATCTACATCAGCATGTTCATATTTTGCTGCGATACTTTTTAACCCAGAATCAAAAGACTGAATCGCTTTTTCCTGGGTTGAGCGCCCTATCGCCTGGTTGCTCTGTTCTAATCTGATTTCCTGGTCAATAATCAAAGCGTCCTTGGGATCTTTTGGATCAAGATAACCGTCATCAACAAGTTTTTGGATTCTGTCTGGTAACTTATTTTCAGGAGTCGTTGGAGTAGCTGGAGTTATTAATGCTTGTTTTAAAGCATCTACTCCTCCAAACTGATTAACCAATCCTTCCAACTCTTTAACCTTATTTTCCGTTTGACCAAAAATCTTTTCCCCGTTTCGATAAGATTCCCAAGCTGCATTCAAATATTCTTGATCCGATTTACCTTCTCCAAAACGCTTAACTATTTCCTCTCTGATCGTTTGACTTGGATCGTCTTGAGTTCCCGGTATTACTGATTCTTCCTGTGGTTTTGCTGGATCAATTACTTGCCCGTTATCCGGGGTATTTGTTCCCTCATCACCCTTGGGAAATTCCGCATCACCGGCTCCTGATTCTCCACTGATCGCATTTGTCGTTTCTGGCATTTTCTTTCTCCTTTTGCGCTGTTACTTTTCAGTCCTTGGCGCTATAAAATCTCGCTGTCCTTATGGCTTGGCGAGGGCTATAACAGCAAAAAGGCGGCCAATCATGTATCAATCCAAGATTAGAAATCTCGTGATACACAATCGCCGCCTTGCAAGGCTTTGCTGATTTATATCGGTAGCTACTCCGATATCTGGTCTTTGTGGAAGGCCAGAAAACCTTTATTTTCTACAAATAAACTATTTAGTTATCAAAGAACTCGCTTCTACTTTGAAGCCTTCATATGTTTGAACATCATCAGTTGCGCCAAACGCTTTTTCGCAGCGGCCAGCGTTGCATAAAGTTTAGGATAAAGTGTCCCTTTTGATTCTGATCGTATCTTGTATCCCAAACCTGATTTTTCAATTGTCATTTATTCCGTTCCCATATCTGCTATATGCTTCGGCAAACTTTCGCTCTACCGTTGGCATTATTTTTGCTGTCTTAAATTCTGCTAGTTTCTTTCTTCGATATTCTGAACTGCCACAATATTTACTTGGTTCTAAAGGAACCAAACCTTTTTCTTTCATAAGTTGTTTATAATGCTGTTTACTTTCAACCGGAACGCCCAGATCCTCATCAAACTTACCCGAATCACATTCTTTCCAGCCAATTAGGCTCATGTCATCAATTACAACCGTTGTGCCTTGAGCAATCTTCACTAGTTTTTTATTAATATAGGCATATATTCCCTGAGAACCCGTAGATCGCCTTATTTTGATTTTTCCATCAGACGAGAGATAATATTCAAAGTTACGCATAAAAGCCTCTTGTATACGCTTGTATACCCCTCTAGGGCGATATAAGAGGTCGCCCAGAGTATCGATTATCCGATCATAAACCCGATAAATGGCTATCTCCCACTTACGCATAACTACTGTGTTATCTATTGATTTACCCACTTATTTGCCTCGCTTGGGCCGCTATTGGCCCTTCTTTTTGGGTTGGAGGTACTGCCGCCTTCTTCAACTGTTCTTGTTCTTGCATTAATACTTGTGTTTGTGCGATATGAGTTTGAATAGCCGGTATAACTTCCGGCATCTGTGCAAGAATAGGCAACTGCAAGAATCCTTGATGTGCTTCCAAATGTTCTTTGAAGTTTTCTTGTGGTTGCGGCTGAACTGGTTGCCCTGCCATCATCAAAATGTTTTCTCTATCTGGTGTCATCATCTGGTCTGATTTGACGATAAACTTATCAAAATTCTTATCGGGGATGAAATATTTCCCCATTTCCTTAATAAATTCGATCATCTGTATCTTGTAACCATCGGATCCTAACGCGCTTGATATTTGAGGTTGAGTGATGAAGTTGATATAACTTTGCAATCGTGCTAGTTTCTGGTCGCTTGGTTCATCCGCGGTAATATCAATATCAACAACAACATCCGCAAACTTAATATCCTCACTACTCCAGGGTATTGTTTCAATTGTGCCATCTGGGTGTTCAATAAATAAATCTTCTTTTTCAATCGATATTTCCTTAAGTACTGCAATAACTCGTTCAGTAATTTGTATAATCCAGTCTTTTAAAATATCGGCCTTCTCCGCCATGCCCGACTCATAGGCATTATTAGCCAGTGTTGCATTCGTGGCTGGAGCATTTGGAACTTGACCAAGTCTTGTAGCTGAAACATTTGAGAGTTCTTGAATATCTTGAGAGATTGATTGCTGGTTATTGTATAAATCGGAATTAATATTGCCAACTTCTAAAATCTTTACTGCACTATCAAGAGTTCTACCCGATTTAGATTTTACCGTGATAAGTTCCATGTCCTTATTCGACATGAGCTTATCTTCATCGTCAGTATCGATTACCCCTTCTTCGGATAATACTTTTCGTGCAGCGCCTCTACTTATCTGGTTGAGTTTGACTGTACGATAGAAATTAGCCTCATCAACTTGGCTTTCGTAATAAGTCATATCAGATGGAGGATAGACTTCATCCGGTAAGAAATTAAGTTTACATGAAGCTAGAGGATCGTGAGAAAGTTCAACATCTTTAATAAGTTTTGTTCCTTTACCAAGAAAAGTTAAGCGTCTTACTTTCTCCCCGGTATATTCATAAAACTCATAAAGAACTGCCATTTTAGCCTCATCCATTTTAGAAAATTCATCTTTGTTGTCCTCATCAATTTCCGTTTCTTCAATGTCCCCATAGAGTTCTTTTGCTTCATCAAGTGGCATCCTCACAATCCTAGTTTCATAGCGTTTATTGGCAAAGAAATAATCAGTAGCTTTGGGATCAAGTCTGATATTCTTCCAACTCTCACGTTTGATAGATAACTTAGGCATTTTATTGATTCCCGATACTTGAGTTTCGGATGTAGCTGTTTCATTTGGAATGGTTTCGCCATTGGCTGTTTTAGCATCCAAGATGGCTTGCATTGCGGGATCAACTACTTTTTTGGTTTCTATATCGGCATCATAACCAACCACTATCGTTGCCAAATTAGCAAGGAATAAGTCATGAGTAGCAGATCGAATGGTATATTTAAAATCTCTATCCTGATAAATCTTGTCTAGTTTATTATTTAAGATTATTGCGGCTCTGCGATTATCAAATACCTTGCCATCGATATTAATCTGGTCTTTACCTTGAACTGGTTTAATATTTGCCTTTATCTCTTTTGGCACAAGTGAAGGAATAATTCTCGATAGATTTGATTTGTAATAATTAAAAACAACTTGGATTTCATCATCAGTTGCAGTGGAGAATTTCTGTTTGAGTCTATTCAAAAATCTCTTGGCATTTGGCTCGACATCGTCTTTGTGTTTCTTATCCGCCAATTTAATCAAGTTCTGATATTTCTTCATTTCATCATCTTTAAGTTTTATTTCAGTAGGTTCAACTTTTGGCTTTTCTCCAAACGCCCAATCAGCGACTTTGGTTGCTATTTCACTTAAAATTGGCATATTCTTTTACCCTCCCGCGATGACGAATACCAGCTTTGTAATCGGCGTTAAGTCTTATATTTTCAACAGATAATTCTTGTAATACAGGTTTTACTGGAGGGAGCTTTTTTGGTCGAGGGACAGACATAAAGAAATATCTACTTTCGTCCGCGCAATGATCTTCGCCGTCAGTGTCTACATCTTCTGGGTTGTATTCACTTTTTACCTGTTCTGGCAATGTTCTTACAAGATTTGGACAACCCGGGCCATAAACCATCCAATACGGAAGGCCATCAGGAGCTATTGCCAACCATTCTTTTAAAACCATCCAGCCATTAACACGATCATTGTTGCCGGGATTCCATCTTTTTATACCAGATTTTTCCATTTCCGTAATAACACTTGGATGACCAGCAACTTTATTAAAGGCAGAAGGATCAGCTATACGATATGAGATTTGTTCTTGTTCTAGCTCTTTTATTTGTGCAGCTCTTTCTGAGGCGATTTTACCTGAGCCATAAATCTCTCGGAAAGTAATAACACGATTGAAATCTCCCATATTCCAAAGCGCATGCCAGTGTATAGAACATGGAGCATCAAATCCCCAATCCATAGAAAGAAAGATTGTGGCATCCTTTAAATCAGGATAGTTGCGTGTATTGTGAAGTGCATCTCTCCATTCCTCAAAAAAGGTTCCCACGTTGATATTCCAGTCCCCATAACGTAAGGCAGATCTGTATGGTTCCGGGAGTCCTTCAAGACGATCTACATATCCAGGATCATTGTTCATCAAATCAGGATTATCTGTCGGTAATGCCGGTATGAATTGAAGTTTGGTTGTTACCGACTTTCCATTTGGAAGAATATCAATATGATCTACAATTTCATAAGGACGCAATATAGGAAAACGTCTCTTTACCCAAGCATGCCCCAACCTACCAGGGTTACTTCCAGATCGTATTCTTCTAAAGATCTTTGGGTTCTTTCCACGATTCCTTGATCGCATAAACATGTATTGAAATTCGGTAAACATTGTTAGCTCGTCAAATCCAATTAAGTCATATTCGGCACTGTCATATTGGTGTACATCGTGTTCATATTGCAGATGACCAAATTCAATCGTAGATCTATTTGGAAATACATATTTGCGATCTATTCCATTCCAATGAGCGCGAGTTCCTGCAAGCATTTCGTGTGCTTTGGGGATCAATGTTCTTTTCAATTCTGGGATTGTTCGTCTTAATAACAAGGCATGATAATTTTCTTGCCCAGTATCACGAAGAGCCTCAGTAATTAAAGCTTCGCTTTTACCTCCGCCGGCAGCTCCGCCATAAAGCACCTCATCTGCATTGCTTTGGAAGAACGCTTCTTGTGCCTTAGAGTTTGGTTTCCATGTTCGCGTAATAGGTTTTTCTAATAACGCTGTCGTCATACTGTTGTTCTCTCCGGGATATAAAAGTGCATGGTTGGAAGTTCTTTTCCATCCTTGCCGGTAACTTCTGTTTTATCCACCCAATTTAGAGAATTTTCATCTTGCCATCTTGAAACATTCTTCATAGTAAAGATTGCAAATGTAGCATTATAATTTCCACGAAGGCCATTGACTTGTATAAATTCCATTTGTAACCGTTTAGCCTCCCTATATGCGTCACCAAATTCTTTGTATTTATTTTTCCATTCGTTTAAGCATTGATGAGAAATTCCTATCTTCTTTTCAAATTTTGAGAAGAGAGGAAGAGTATTTGCTTCTTCTTCGGAAACATCTTTTGTAGTGCCATCTTTGTAGGTAATTGTTATGTCTTTCCAATTGACAGGATCAATATCAAAGAAATCGATTAACTGTTTGGCATAAATAGCCTTGTAACGTGTAGGCCGGCCAACCTTTCTTTTTTTCGCCATCTTAATTCAACCCCAAATTGACGTTAAGTAACTTGAATGCGTATTTGTTGTGGAATAGACCATCGGTGAAAACGGGAGAGGTATTAAATTGATTTTTACGAAAGATAACGGAAATTGCGATTGCGATAAAGTGATCCATTTCATACCTCCCAATAATAAATTTGGTAGGGAGCAGATAAATTTCTAAAAGACCTATTCGGTAAATAAATAATTTATTGCTTGATGATCTTGACCTTTACCTGCCCCTATATATAACCGATATGAGGTGCGTCCGTCCAAGTATTTTGGGGTATTTTGGAGGGTCTTAAAATCTGAAAGTCTTATGTATCTAGGAAGACAGCGATTTTAACTATTTTTGGAATAGTTGGACAAGAAGGCGTTATGAAGGGTTCCGGCGTCCAACTTTTATTTGATTACCCTTTATGCAGTTTATGGAGATCCTTAAGCTTTTTCATAGCAATTTGTGAACGATAATGAGCAGTTGATCTGGGGATTCCGAGGACGCGGCCGAGTTCAAACATGGTATGAGGCCGATATGGAAAGATACCTAAAATGCGCTGGATGATATCTCTAGCCTCCATATCGAGCTGATCTAGAATATCGTTTCCGAGATCAGTATAGGCCTCATACGCTGCCTCTTCGAGTGTAATACGAATCATTCCTTAATCAATCACTCCTTATTTTGTGAACGATTTTTTAATTCTATATTCTCTTTATTTTCTTCACTCCACTTATTATTGAACCCTTTCCGTGCCGCAACACCCTTTCTTTCAAATTCTTTTAAACATTGCTCGCATGCGTAACAAGGTTCTTCTCTAATGCTCGTTAAATATGGGAATTGTGGCTTAATTTCTTCCCCCGTTTCCCATCTTTTCCCCTTAGGCACAAGCTTTTTGCAATAAGTACAAACTTCAGTCGTGGCCTCTTCGATTTTATCTAACTTCCACTTTAATTTCTCAAACGCTCTTCTCAATTGATGATCTTTCATTTTTTATTCCTCCTCTCCAAAATATTTATCCCACATAATAAATCTACATAGCGAAATCCTAAAATCATAAAACCAACCTTTAATTTTATATCTAATTCGATCAATCCTTTTTTTAATGGGGGATCGAGTATCTTTGAAATCATTCTTAATAAGCTTCAATAATGGATTTGGAGCAAGCAACTGTCGCATCATTTCTTTCATCATTGTGTCCTCAAATATTGTTTTTATGATGAGTTGATTTAATCTTTTCCAAACATCATCAAATCCTGATGCATACTTTGTATCCCACTTTTCAGGCAAACTAGGTCGTGGAGTAGATTTTGGATTAAGACAACTCTCACAAATCATACTACCAGCAAAATCTCCAGTAACTTCTATAGGACAAGAACACTTACTGCAATACACAAGTTTTATATTACTTGCTGGACTTTCTTTGGGTTCAAATTTACTACAAGCATAAGAACTTTCCCCTTTGTAAACAATTTCGGGATTATAGTTACACCAATCCGAAGCAGGAGCATCATTTTTACGAAACCATCTACACCCTTCACACCTATTCTCCATTTGCTTTTCCTCCTTTACTGGTTTGCCCAGTTCACTCATTTCTTCCTCTCCTCCCAGTTCTTTTTTATTTGGGAACGAAAATCGTTCCTCCCTGTCTTATATAAATAGTGGGAGTCCTCAAAATGATTTTTTCTAGTAAATTTTTCTTTTTTAGGCAAAATCTCCTCAATCACAGCGTCGAATTTGGAGAGGATGGCGTCGGCTATATTCTGAATATCATCATGTCTATCGCCAAATGCGGGCGAGTAATACTTTTCGATTTCATTAACAATCTCCTCTCTCAACTTATCTCGGCTCATTGTGATACCTCCTTGTTGACATATTCCTTGCTATAAAAATACCCGTTTTTCTCTTCCATCTCGCTTAACGGATAATACTTTCCATTCCCATGACACCAAGTCCTATAGTTAGGGAAACACTCGACAAATTTTTCTACACACCGTTTTAGATCATTCCGAATATCTTCAACCCGATAACTCATTTCATCATCATGTAAATGGTTATAATCGCATCCTATTTTTACACCTGTAAGTTGCCCCATGTTATCAAACAACTTTTCGTAATAGGTTATGCCCCAATGAAAATCAAAATAGTTATTAATGCCAGCTGAATAATAATCCGCACGAACCCACCCTCGCTCATCTACTGAGCATGGGGCAAGCAATTTGGTAAAATCATTTGGTAGGTTTTTAACCCTTACGACAACATAAGAATTCCAAATTCCTCCCTGCGGATAGATTTCAGTCATCGTTCTCTTCCCTTCATCTGTCCAAAACACAATTTCTGTTTCCAACCCTAAAATATATTCCCGCCAAACAGTCTTTTCTATTTTTTTCATCTCTCCACCTCCACCAATTTATTCTCAATGAGATATATCAGCGTTATGGCACGAGCGTTGGCTTCGGTGTCTTCCCATAATCCCACATTTGAAACTGGGTTTGTCTCTACATACCACTGCTCACCATCTTTATAATAAACAATTGTTCCTTTATCTAATATATTTTCCGGCAACCATTCCCCCAACTCGGCGACGGTGAAGGCGGAAGCAATATTTACCCAATAAGCTCCATTTATTTTTCTTTCTCTTTTCCACTCGGAAATCCCTGCGTATATGTTCCTTCCTGTATCTTCATTCACAAATTGCCAATGATAAAATAAACTCTCCTGCTTAACCCCCAACTCTTTCAGTTTCTTCGCTAAATCCAAACTACAAACTTGTTTTTCTAGTTCCATTTCATTTAACCTCCACTAGTGCGTAGATTTTGGAAAATTTTGTAATTACTAATCTCCACCACATACCCCGCAACCTTTTGCTTAGTCGTTTTCTTTTTTGTCATTTTATCTCCTTTAGAGTTTTTACCCTTGCTTGTAGCCATTTCTCTATTTTTGATTCAACCTTTTTGATCGCCGCATTCCACGCCGCATTCTTTGCCGCACTCGCCGCCATACTCCACGCCGCATTCTTTGCCGCACTCGCCGCACTCTCTGCCGCACTCGCCGCACTCTCGTTTTCTTTTGTAGGATTTTTTAGCCACTTCTTAGCGGCTTCAATCGCCTTTCTTGGTCTATCATCATTTGGAAATACTTTTTCAAAGTTTTCTATACATAACTCTGCACAAAAAATAGATAGGGCTACACTATCCTTCTTTTCCCATTTCCATGCTTTAACAATTTTCATTTCCGAGCAAGTTATTTTATTATTATCCTCATACTTCTTTCCCCGTATTTCAACAACTGCAAGATTGTCTGGATAAACATATTGCATGGCATCATATATTCTCGGAGAGGCATTAAATCCGTGACACAATTCTTTACACTCCGTTTTTCTCCATACTCCAATTTCCCATTGGCTTTTATCATAATTAGATTTCAGACCGTCATTCAAACATTTCCAATACTTAGTCATTTGCTTGACTCCAATTCATGTTTCAATTCCTCAAATACCAAAGTTCGCATATCTTCAAGATGTTTTTTTGTAGCTATCAATTCACCTTCACAGGTCATAACCGATTTTCCTTCAACGGCAGATTTTAACGCCTCAAGGAATGCTTGTGAATGCCATCTACCAATTTCAAGCGTTGGATTTTCACGACGATCCCCCTCCTTTTGTTCTTCAAATTCTAACTTAACTGGTTTTGCCACCAACACTTTGTCACCCTCATATCTTACAAACCATATTTGGACAATATCTGTATAATATGGTTTTTCTATAAATACTTTAAAACTATTTGTCATTTTTTTGCTCCCTTATTTGTTTCGATTTTTTATCATGGCTACAATGCATTGCATAATATGGCTGTCCCCACTCTCTAAGACAAATTGGACAAATTCTGTCAATAAGATAATGATAATAATATAATTCAGAATCTCCATCATCTAAATATCTTCCGATCATATAACTCCCTGCGTGGGCTTCATTTAATCCGCCGATTTTCGGATCATCGTATTGTTTGGCAATCCACGGTTCATGTTTTTTTATAGCCTTTACTAAAGAGATTTTTAATCTAAAATAATCCTCATTAGTTCTTTGATAACACCACAATCCGTTAGCAAATTCACAATCATTATCCTTTGGAACATTTTCCCAAAAAGAAAAAAGTTCTTTAATCTCTCGTGATTTTTCCTCTGCCTTGAGTGCCTCTTTTATAGAATTAAACATCCTCCCTGTAATCTCGTTAATATATTTTTTAATTTCTTTCATTTCTTTCCCCCTTTAATATCAATCATGTAACATCGCATCCGACACCTTCAATCTCTTAGACTCCAACAACCTCTTATTCTTTCGCTCCTGTTTTATTTTGCATACGGGGCAGAAGGCATACTTCCACTTGATTAATCTTCCACATCGGCACAATTCTTTCGGCTTTTTACCATCGCAATATTTTAAGTTCATCGGATTCCCTCCAATTTTAGTTTTAACTCAAAAATAATATCTTCAAGCTCATTTCTTTTAAATTGCTTAATTTTGTTACCCAAAATGATTAATTCTTCTGCTTTACCCGGATAATACTTATAATCCAAATTTATGGCGTAAATACCTAATTTCCCATGCCCCCATTTATTACATTGCGGACATTGACAATTAATATTTTCATAATTAAAATCCATGCAATCCTTATGCACAAAATGACCAGCATGCATATTCTTCCAATGATCCACTTTAGGACAAGTTATACATCTACCTTTGTCTCTACGCCTCACATATTCACTCATTAACTTCCAAGCGTCTTTATGTAATTTTCTAACAGGTTTCAATTTAGATTTTTTTAAATACTTCATATATTTTTCTTCCTGTCAGGCTGATCTATATTCCCAAGAACCAGCGCCACGACATAAAAAGCAATAAAACAGATGTGCATTACAAATCGATTTATACAGGTTCCATCAACCAAAAATGGGAAGTAAGTGTCCGAGGCCATAACAAAAAATACCTGTATCATTCCCAAGCTCACAAACAAATACATCCACTTGAGTTCGGTTGAATATATCTCTTTTCGGCAAAGAATTAGAGTCGCAAAAAATAAATACCAGAGAAATTGAAAATCCGAGTAGAGAAAGAGCCGTATTAATATTAAAAAAACAAACAGGAAAAAGTCTTTAATAATAAGGGCATTAATACAGGGAATCATAATCTTATGGCCCCAATTAGGGTTAAAATCTTGGATCATTTGGATTAATTTCTGTATGAATTCAATTTGCATATTGCCCCCCTTATGACGATAACAAGTAGATATATCCACATCAAAATCATCCCGGATGCTTTTATTTGAGAGGCTAAAAGCATTGCGATAATCGAATATGCCAGGAATTGATGTTTTTTCTCTTCCCAGAAACGCATCAAATAAATTCCACCAATCATCACGCACACCGCTAATGGCATATCCGTATAAACATTCCGCGCGTGGTAGAAAGGCAGGATCATGGTTAAAAACAGAAAACCGGCTATTATGGCATTCTCCTCGCTGATTTTAAGCCTTAGATTTCCGACAAGGAGAATTAAGGCCAGTAGATAAAATGCCGGGGCCACTATTTGCTCGGAAAACCCATTAACTCCAAATATTCGATAATTTATAGCGATTATCGAAGGAATTAGATTCGGCTTTGTCCCAGATACAGCAAGAACAGGCATTTCTCCGGAATAAATCTGTTTCGCATGTGAAACATAAAGACCTCCATCAAATTTAGCAGGAGATAATAGAGCCATCGCAAAAAGAGAGATGCCAATAACCAAATAAAAAATATATCTCATTATTGCCACCACCATGCACAAAATAACGAGATCGCGCCTAATATTACCCACCAAAGAATCATTGATATAAAAAATCTTTTTGAGTTAAATATTATAAAAGGCTTTTGGAATTGAATACTTAATCCGGCGCCTATTGAAAAAAATAAGACAAGAAGGTTTGCCGGTGATCCCAAAATCATTAAGGGATGATTCACGTTTATTGAGTATGAATGCCAGGATATTAGAGGAATAATATTTTCTAAGTTCATAGCTTTCTCCCTATTTGCGCGACCATTTCTTTTACTTCTTTTGACATGGGAACAGAATCACTATGATCTTGCGCTTTGTATATTGGTGGCATGGCGGTTTGAGTCTTTGGCTTATAGTCAATCCAATCTCGCCAGCAATTAAACCAAGTGGAACCGTGTTTAATATATTTATCTTCAATCGCATTGTCTTTGACATATTGACAATAATTGTGCAAGGCTGTGGATAAGTCGGAATAATCCTTTTCTGTTAAAACAGTGGCTATGAATGATTTCTCTGCTTTTGTCTTTCCTAGCTTCTTTGGGTATCTTTCCCAGATTTTAGAAAAATCAAAACTAGCTGTTATATTAACTTTATTTAATTTAACTTTATTTAATTTATATTGTGCCGTCAATGGTTGACAGTCGTCCGTCAATGGTTGCCATTTGGGAGGAATTGGGAATTGTGACTTTCTAAAACGGTCAGATCGTATATATTGATTTTCATCCCAATCCATGATCTGTATATAATATTTTAAGTTGTCTTTATACCAGATTATTAACTCGGAATTATGTATTTCCAGTAGAAGTTTTGATATTAAATCAAAAGACCAATTCATTTGAGGTGTAACTGTCCATTTAATGTGTTGAGGCTCACCTTCCAGTCGACCCTCATCATCTCCATAAGGTATTAACCAGGTATACAAAAGTTTTGATTGAAGTGACAACATAGCCACCTTAATTGATCGTGAAATATTTTGGTTTAACATCCGACCTTCTCTACCTCTTGCCATGTTATTTAGACTCCATAGAGGCGCGCGCTTCTTTCAAAACTTCTCGACCCTTTGAATAATTTGAAGTTGCAAACAGTGTTTCTTGTGGCCCGAACCATATTGATAACGCGGTTTTAAAGCCGGTCATTCTCTGCTGCATCTTTTGGATTCTGTGAAGTCCTTCTTTTAGCACAACCGCGCCATCCCTGGGATCCTTGGCGATGTAATAGCCACCATTTGCACGATCAGAAGATGACACGATGGGACATCGCCCTGAGGTTACAATCTCTGCTACAAGTTCTCTGCATAACCTAGAATCAATTCCCACTTGTTGTGATAATTGTTTGTAGGTAACTGGACGAGTTTGAGATTTTAAGTTTTTAATGATCGATTGCTTATCAATTTCTGTATTATCCATTTTTACCACTCCTTTTCGGAAGTAGGGAGGATATCTCATAACTATCTCTCCCTACTTAATCAGTTATATAGGCTTTCCGGTCTTTTTATCGATTGCTTTACCCTGTGAATCAGTCGCAAATAGTTTAGGAGTTTCCTTTTCTATTTGAGTTTGTGGTAAAGCATCTTCTTTTACTTCAAGTAGTTTTTCAGGAGTAACTTCAATCGCGCCTTCAGGAGATGAGTTCCAATCGGTTTCATCTTTTACCGATAACATATCCTCATCCACTTTCGTTTTGATAGTTTCATCCATTTCAATGGCACGTTGGATTTCAACTGATTTTGGTAATAGTTTCATCAGTTGTATCAATACGGTTTTCAGCGCCATACTATCGAAGTCCGTTTGCCACGGGCCGGCCATATATGTTTTGCTATGACGCTTACCATGTTTTTCAACTTCCGTCTTACTCATAACTTCAAACATTTCTGCGCCATTATGGAGAGTTGCTTTTACCCAATAGGCATAAACATCGCCCCTATCCTGTCGCAGATTAGGTTTGTGAGAGATATATCCCTTGCCCTTGTCAAAATCAAAGAAGTCATTTTCTCTAACAACGCCCCAATCCAATGACATTGATTTTTCATGGCGATAAAATAATGATACATATCCCTTATATCCGATTTGAAATTGAGCTTTTCCGCCGTACGGTATGATATAAGCTTGTCCATCAATGGGTTCTAACCCTAATTGCGCCATTTGGAATACTGCCGCCGTTACCGACATAGGTTCACATAACTGTAATTTGTTATTAGTTTTGAGTAATGTCAAAACTATACGGATCACTCGTTTTGGATCCATATTCTTTGGCAGAGCCTTATGTAACTCACCCATTGATTTCTGAAGTGATTGCTCTATCGTCTGCAATGGCGATAATTGAACAATCTTTCCTTTTACTGTTGCTACTGTTGCCATTTTACTTTTCCTCCTTTTTAACTTTCACCCTGAATACTCGATATTGACTGTCTTTTTGGAATTGCAAATAAATATCAGGAAGCTTTTCTTTTAATGCTTTTGTGTCCAAAGATATTTTATGTTGATTCTTCCAAGTCAATAAATACTTCCCGGCAAGCGCAGATTCGGAGTCTTTCATTTCCTCTTTGATGAGATTTTCAATCTCATTCAATTCAAACTCCTTTTTTTTAATTTCTTGATCTAGGGCTTCCCGTTTATCAAGCATTGTTTCCCTATCATCTGAAAGGGTTATCGATGTATTAATATTCGCTTCTGGGTATAACCTATCAAGAAGTCTGCTATCGCTATCCGCGCCAGTTACCATCGGAGGCTGTTTTTTTAATATAAACTCGTTCCAGAAAGTTACTTCCGCGTCTACTATCTGTTTTATAAGTTCTTCATCGCGCAATACTTCTTTTGAGATATATTTTTGTCCTCCAATTAGAACCGCTAAATATGCTTTGTCCTTACCGGTAACTGCAAGATAGTGCATGACTTGAAGAATATATTCGGCAGGGATCTCTTCGCCTTCCCAATCTTTCGCTTTATACGCCGAACACGTTTTACACTCCAAAATCGCATCTTCGCCAACTACTCTGCGATCAATATTCGCCCGGATAAAATCATATTGAGGATGTATAAGTGTTTCATTGACCCTATAAACCTTTTTGCCTTCTTCTTCCGCAAAAGTTTCTGCTACGACATCCTCCAATTTGTTTCCCCAATATGCCGGCTCACTTTTACCTCCGATACGGGTTTCAGAATTATCAGGATTTGGATGCACTTTTGACATAAATATTTGCAAAGGTGTTTTCCACTTAGATAATCCAAGAATACCAGCCGCATCTGATCCGCCTAGATAGTTTGCTCTTTCTTGCAGTTGCTCAGTCGTTATTGCCATCTAATTCACACCCCCTTTTAATATATTTGATACCTTCGCGTTCTTGCCGTATTTGCACATCA